CCCTACGCCGAAGGATGATACCTTTATCGGTAAGGCGTATAAGGTTGTAGACTGGCTCGCGCTTAACGTGTTCAAGGCTAAGGACAAGTGATTAAGCTGCTCACTGAGCTAATCAAAGCGTATGTCGCTACGTTGAACTGGAAACGGAGATGTTATATTTATGATCTGGAAGATAAAATCGACGATCTCGCTGCTGACGGCTCTCCTGCTGCCAAGCTGCGCATCGAGAGGCTATCGCGACGCCTCCGCTTTGAACAGAAGTGCGCTCTACGATCCACCAACAGTGACCTTAATTGAAGGTGCTGAGTATCAGTTTAAGGAAGGCATCTTCGTCGGAAGTGGCCAGAAGTTTCACAGTGACTACAGCTACCGCCGCGCTATTATTATCGCGAAATGAAGCCAAGCCAAATACTCGACAAGATTCTAGAACTGATAGCCGCCTACAAAGCGGCTAAAGCGGCTAAACGCAAGAAGGTAAAGAAGCTCAAGAAGGTCGCTATTTGTGTCGGCCACAGCCGGATAGGCGACAAAGGCGCAAGCTCTGTTGGTGGTGTGGACGAGTGGACTTACAACAAGAAGGTCGCTGATCTTTTACAGAACCACCTACGCCACCAAGGCATCCAATCGGTTGTCTTTGACGACTACCCGTCAGAGAGCTACAGCCGTGCGATGGACTGGTTAGGCCAGAGCGTTGGCAAAGAGAAGTGCGACATCGCGATTGAGCTACACTTCAATAGCTACTCAAGCACGAAAGCAGAGGGCTACGAATACTTACATTACCACACCAGCAACAACGGTCGCCGTTTAGCTGAGTGTTTCCGCAAAGCCCAGTCTGAAACCTTTAAGGTGCAGAAGGACAGGGGCGTAAAGGCGGTTGAGCCAGACGGTCGCGGAGCCGGATTCTTGCGGAGCGTGCCACCACCTGCCGTGATCTGCGAGCCTTTCTTCGGCAGTTCTCCGAAGGAGTGGATACTAATGGATAGCAAGCACTCACTACTAGCCGACGTTTACGCGCAAGCGATTGTCGAATACTTTAAGGACGAATGAAAAAAGCGGATATACTCAAAAAACAGCGGAAAAGGAATTATCGTAAAGAATACGATGAGTATCACGGCACCCCGAAACAGAGGAAGAATAGATCTAGTAGGGTCTTGGCTCGCCGTAAAATGATTAAGAAAGTAGGGAAGGGGGCCGTAAACGGTAAAGACGTCGACCATAAAGATGGTAACCCCCGCAACAACTCAGAACAGAACCTTCGGATACTAGCTATTAAAAAGAACAGGGCTAGTAAGAAAAAGAGAAACACATGAAATCACTAAAGTCAGTCATGATCGCTGGTCAGCGGATCAAGATCCAAAAGGCTGATTTAGAAGATTGTTACGGACAGTATTTACACGAGAAACGAATAATCCAGTTACATAACAAACTACCGGAACACGAAATCATACCAACCTTACGTCATGAAATGTTACACGCCTCCTTCCATATCTCAGGCATCTCGTTCTGCGAGAGCTTTCAGGAAGAAGCCTGTATCCGTTGCATCGACGAGGTTTTCTTTCCCGCCTACGAACGAATTCTTAAACGCTTAAAATAATGCCAGACCCAATATTAGTAAAACCAAACAAACGCCCTGTCGATCTAGGCGAAGCCGCCAAAGTAATTATGGGTCATGAAGGATATGTAAAACACCCATACTTAGACTCTAAAGACAAGTGGACGATTGGTTACGGTAATTTAATTGGGGATGGGAGTTTAGAGGATTATAAAGCATCACCTTATTATAATGACAAAGGTATTAGAATGGGGCGAAGTGGGATCGCCGGACGCGCCGATTTATCAGGGGCGAGCATAAACCAAGAAACCGCACGTCAGATGATGGTAAACTCCTTGGATGAGAAAGCGAAGATGGCTTTAAAAGAAGACATGATTGGGGATAAGTTTTTCGATCTTTCTCCCGACCTCCAAGGTGAGATCCTGTCTTCTTTCTATCGAGGAATGATGCCTGACTCTAAAAAGACGATGGCGTTCATACGGGAAGGAAATTTTGAAAAAGCCCAGCCCGAGTTTCTCGATAGCAAAGACTATCGGGAGGGGGCTGCGGGGGTTAAAAAGCGTATGGAGAAGCTCTCCCAACTCTTAGGGGAGGAGACCAAAAAACAGTCGTTTTACAAAGCTGCGTCAGGGGCTTCTCGGAACTCGTTTATGGAAGGTGTAGAGAAAGGATTTAAAAATGAAGAAATCAAGAGTCAACGAAGCAGGTAACTACACTAAGCCGGAGCTTAGGAAACGTTTATTTAGGCAAATCAAAGCCGGAACGAAGGGCGGTAAAGCTGGCCAGTGGTCAGCCCGCAAAGCACAACTACTAGCAGCACGATATAAAAAAGCAGGAGGAGGATACAGAGACTAATGAAACAATTCAAACCACACATGATGTATGATAAGTCTGGCAAAGGCTACAAGGCTAACACCTATGAGCAGCACCTTGCCATGAAGAAGAAAGGCTACGGCCACACTAAGCCATCTACTAAGAAGAAGGTTAAGAAGATCATCCGCAAACGGTCCGGTTACTAATGCCTAAGAAAGCTTCACAGAGATCTCTCGACAACTGGACACGAGAGAAATGGGGAACCAAATCCGGTAAGCCTTCGTTGAAGACGGGCGAGCGGTATTTGCCAAAGGCTGCGCGTGAGGCTTTGACTGACGAAGAGTATGCCCGAACTAGCCGCAAGAAGCGTAAGGGTATGCGGAAAGGCAAGCAGCATGTCAAACAGCCGAAAAAGATCGCAGAGAAGACCGCAAAGTATCGGTCGCGTAAGTCCGCCCTAAGGAAAGCGCGTAAGAAAAAACCCAGTAAGAAATGAGTCGGTTTATTATTTATGAACCGACCAAAGAAGACGTCGCGGAAGCCTTCCGACGTTCACAACAACTGGGAGTGCTAGACAACTCTTTCACTAGGGGGAGGGGGCGTATGACAGGTTTTTTAGGGGAAGTTGCCTTCGGGAACGCCTTCCCTGAGGCCGTATACGTGGGGGACAGGTCGTTCACGCACGACTATGAACTCACAGGTTACAATATAGATGTAAAGGCTAAGACCTGTAGTGGCCGACCGCTTATCCATTATTCGGCGTCGGTAGCCAAGTCGAAGACCCAAGAACTAAAAGCAGACATCTATTTCTTTATGCGCGTCCACCAAGATCTTTCTAAAGTATGGTTTTGTGGGTGGTCTACCGCAAAGGGAGTCGGCAAAAACAAATACTACAAAAAAAGAGGTGAAGCCGACGAATACGGCTTCACCTATATGAGCAACGGTTACCACTTACCTATACGGTCAACACGACGTCCCGATTCTCTTGAGAGTCAATGTCGTAAGAAGAAGAGAGGCTAATAGTCCATAACTTCCCGCCGCCTTGGCCCCTAGATTTTATTGGTCTAATCTTTTTGTTGACCCGACCTGCATCTTCTAGGGTGCACATACCTCGTCGAACAAACTCTAGGTTGTTCGACATACCAACACTCCGACCATTATTGAAGTCGTGTAACGAGACCTGAAACTCAGTGAGGGTCCCTTTCCACTCTTTCATATCGGTGTTGATCTCGCGGCAACGCTTAGTGAAGAACTCAACTAACTCCGCAATAGCGGAACGATAGCTGTTATCATAAGCGGCGTCGGCAATAGAGGGGTCGATAAAGCTTTTCACTCCGAACCGACCAGTCCCCTCAACTTTAGGAGAAAGTTGAAGGTCTATTAGATACTTAGCTAAGTAAGGCAACTCGCTGTTTATAACCGCCTCTAACTTATCGTTAGGTGGGAATTCACTTACTGCTTCATCGCGGATGCGGAGCGCAATTATCTTATCTCGGTTACTGCTATCTAAAGAGGGTATAACAGAGAGGGAGTTCGCGTCCATGTTAAGAGAAAGGATAACCCGACCCGTCCACGGAACGCTCATCGCATCGGCATACTTAGCTTGGTATTCTACTCGCGGGTTAGCGACCGATCTTTTGAGTATCTCAGTAGCCTTCCTCTGATCTTGGAAAGATGCGGCGGATGTCGTATCGTCAATGACCCACGCCGCTACTCGGCCAAGGTCTTTGTTGAATCTCGTCTGTCCGCTAATGTAATCACTCGCATCAGAGAAGCCGCCTACTAACGTCCCGATAACTCGGTTTGACAAAAGAGACTTACCCCTACCCGTCGGGCCGACTAACACTAACGCTTGGCCTTGATCAAACCGCCGCTCGTAAGCCGCCCGATAGAACCTTTTAAGCCACGCATAAAAATAGTCTACCGCTTTCACCTCACCACTGTCTTCAAACAGTTGCCCAATCCACTTATGTAAAAAAGGCCAATTAGTAGGGTTGCCGTCGACTTCAGGTTCTATAGGCGAATTATTCGCGCAGTTCAGTATACGACTCCCATTATATGATACTATTCTTTCGTCACTGAAAACAACGGGGGCAATCTCATCAATCCGGTTATGGTTAGATATGGTTAGTATAGCTGACTCGACTTCAGACAATGGTTGGCCCTTTTTAGTTTTCATACTGAAACCCGCTTGGCGTAGCTCTAGTAGGAGTTGATCTTTCGGGATAGAGATAGCACTGTCGTGTAACGATAACTTGTAGAAGTTACGCCCATTAAACCAATACTCGTCAAGTAGGGTGGATAGCTTCTTAGTCTCATAGTCCTTAGTGAACGAGGACCCGAATATATCGGCCCAGCTCATGAAGCCTCGACCCGCTCTATCGCTGTAACAAACCACACCGTCTTCAACTACCTGACAACCGTCACGATCAATACCGTCATCGATCCAGAATAGTGGTCCCCGCGAGCCCTCCTCAAAGTCCCCGATCCAACGGTTCGGGAAACGGGATTCAACTTCTTTGGCGACCACCTCGATAGGGATCGAAGTCTCAGTAGATTGCGGCGGTTTATCGGCGGCAGCTTTCGCAAGGATTGTCTGGACAAAGTTTGCGTCTAGTTGGCCCCCTACGTTGACCCAATCTTCACCTAATTCGAAATACTGGCTTGCTCTGAGTGAACTGCTATCGAAACCAGCAAACGCCTGACTCATCTTGAGAGTTTTACTGATGTGTCGCATGAAGGTGTCAAATAACTCAGGTGCAATAGGGAGGGGTTCAGCGAACTCCCACACCAGCCTCATATACCCTGACTTAGTTTTAGACCTCCATGTGGGTGGGTTCTGACCGAATCGAGCTGATATGTCATCATCGATGTTCTTCCAATCAACTGAAGCGTCGTAATCAGCTATGAGCCCATTCAGCATATTGACTGGGTTGTCATTACTAATCCGCTTTGAGGGGGTGCGCCCTTCACATGATGTGTAAAAGACGTGTTTGGTTTTCGCGTCAGCACACCACTGTCTATACTTCTGTTTTGAGGTGAACTGAGGGGATTTACTTTTTAGTTTTGAGACGTCGCTAGAGGAATGAGCGACGTTATGTCTTAGGTTTTCAATGTATCGATACTTCATTTTTTATAGTGTTTAGAGATATATCCTTCGGATGCTAGGGGGAGGTCACTACACCATTCTGGTGGAGTTGACATGATTTTATTTAAGGTGTCCAGAACTTCTTCGGCTTTGTCCTCATCACACTCCACAACTACTTCATCGTGAACGTGTAGTATGATTTCGAGGCCCGCTTTTTCTATTTCCAGCATCATATGACAAAGGACGTCACGGGCCATCGCTTGGGACAGGTTCTCGGCTAATACACCACCCCACAGCTTCATAGACGTTCTCTGCCCATTTCGGTTCATAAGGGCAGAATACTGGGTCCTCCCCATATCATCTTTAGAGGGTTTTAACATGCCGTAGTTGAGGCTGCGCCCAGAAGGGAGGTCGAGAATGTAAGGGGAACTTATCCCATGGGCGGCCTTCAACCCACTAGATAAGTCACGCCAGAATTTAGGGATATGAGATAACCTTGATCGGTATGTGTCCACAGCTTTTTCTGCTTCTTCAATCGGCATGTCATACATTTGGGCAAATCTATTCGCACCTGCCCCGTAACCACACCCTAATACCAAAGCCTTAACTTTGTGGCGTAGTTTAATGTCTCCTTTTTTAAGGGCCCCCTTGTCTTTAGACCATAGACCAAAACGAATAGCGAAGGCCTCATAAATGTCCTCAGTATTTTCGATCTCGCGAAGGGTCTCTTTATCCTCTGCTAGCCAGCACAGTGTACGCACCTCAATATTAGATAAATCTGAAGCGACTAAAGTCCTCCCTTCAGGGGCTGCGATCATGTGTCGTATATTAGCCCCAAACATCGGGTCTCTAGGCATGTTTTGTAAGTTTAGGTTCCCACCACTCCCACTGAACCTTCCGGTGTGCCCACCGAAATACATAATACCACCATAATACCTATTGTCTGGCATAGTAGCGACATCGAAGCTTTCGATTTTTTTGATTAGAGAGTTAACTCTACGGTAGTTGGACACGGCCTCAATCCATTTATATTTATGCCCGTGCCTTCTAATCCATTCTTGAGCGTCCTGATCGGTTTGAGCTAAAGACACAGGTGGCTCAATACCAATCCGCATGCACTCGTGGTCAAAGGCTTTACGACTCAGGAGTGGTTTCTCATCTGCCCAAGGTATGGCTTTCTCAGTTTCAAATAGTTTTTGTCGGACCGTTTGTAGGTTTTTTTCCATTAGGTCTACGTCAATAGGTAGGCCTCTTTGAACGACGTTCCGGTTCATACGGCTAATGTCTCGCTCAAACTGAGGCCACTTAGATTCGTAATCTTGCCAAAGTCGGAGGCAAAGAACGGAATCCTTTAGGGCGTATTCCTCTACTTCCTTTCGGAACTCCTCAGTCATGGTCTCCCATCTCTTACCTGACATGGTGTTCCGTGTTTCTTTAGATACCTCTATGTCAAAGGCTTGGGCGGTCGCGTTTTTAAGTGATCGTGGCAAACCGCAAGCGACGGCCATATCAGCGGTGCAATACCACGCGTGTGTTTTAATCTCAGGCCACCAGTCTTGGGTGACCCCGTAAAGGTATAGCGTCTCATCGAAGCTAGCGTTGTGGCTAAGGACTATTGACCCCTTTAATATGGACCAGTCTAGGTCGCGCGGGTGTCCTACGAATTCATAACCGTTGTCTCCAACGATTGATACCATATAGGCGTCGAACTCGGGGTGAGCAAAGTAACCTAAAGGGCCTAAGCTCTTTATACTACATTGCTTGTCGTAATATGTTTCAAAATCAAGGGCATACGTTTCCATAATATATGTAGGCAAAAAAAGACCGCCCCGCCGGAAAATGGAGCGGAGCGGTCTTTGGTTATACTAGTCGTTGGCGGTTGAATCGATCTTATCCCGAAGAGCGTCCCTAACAACGGTAAGCTTTTCGATAGCTTGGGCACCTTCCTCGTGTTTGGATACAAGGTCTGCGATCATACCATCGAGCATATCACACTCGGTTGTCAGGATCTCTTCTGTCTTAGAGGTCTCGTTTTGGTCAGACATAATATTAAATACCAAAGTCTGCGAGGAACTCAGTTACAGCGGAGTCAACCCCTTCAGCAGAGGCCGTAAGGGAAGGGTTATGCCATGAATACTTACCCTTACTGAGGACCTCACTAGTGAAGGTCCATACTTTGCTATTCAGCGGTGTGCTTTTATTAAAGGCCGCGAACGTAGCCAACCTCTTAAAGGTGGATCGGTAAGCGTTCTTACTCACATTGATGCGGCCGATAGCGTAATTGCTACCTCCAATAGGGAACCCAAATGCCTCTGAGTCTTTATTCCCTTTCGGCTCCTTAAGTAGGAGGGTTATCTCTGCGAACTCCACCATGTCCCATTCGGAGTCAGCCGCGATACTATCGGACTGTTCACGGGACCACGCCATACGTGGTATCCCGTCCTCGTCAAAGGGGATGTCTTCACGCCACCCTTTTTGGGTAGCGACTACAATCGCCTCAACAGGCTCACCTGCTTCAGCTACGACATGAGCCTTGTTCAAAACGATGGCCCCTACGGGGGCATCAATTTGGCTCATCTTTTGGACGATGTTGATACGGGGGATATCGATATCCTCTACATCAATCTGGATACTACCTACACTAGTTGAGGCTAGGTTGGTGTTTCCGGCTTCCGCAACAGCGGTATCATTTTCTTTACTCATAGGATTCTATAATTATAATGTTCTAATTGTTTTGAGTCGCGACACTGTGTCGTTCGTCGGATGTTTCTACGATTCCTGCATCTTCGCATTCGTCGAGGAAAGGTTGTTTGCTATCGGCTCCCGCTTTCTTGGCAACCTTGGCGAGCGGGATGTTAACTTGATCGAGTAACGTGTCGAGATCTATTCCATGTTTTTTTGCGATTTTCACAAAAGTAGCATTGTCAGAGATCTTTCGGGTCCGCCCCATTGAGCGAAGTTTAAGCCCATCAAGCTGCTCGCCGTCTTTAAGTGCGTCGAGTGTTTTGCGTTTAATAGACGCTGACCAGTTCTCTACAATCTTCGCGATGTTGAATAGCTCAGAGAGTCTAGCTGGATTGTCCACGTCAGTAGGATCAATGTCCGGCAATGTGGTATCTAGTTTCTTAGCTACGCTAATAACGAGTCCACCTAATGCAGGGCAAGTATCTTCATGTTTACAGAACCTACAGTATTGCGTTGGAGTGCATTCCTCTAGCTCAGGTGTGCCGGACTCCCACTTAGGTCTAGTAGACTCACCCGCTTTAATAACACGGCTAAGGTCTTCGACCAGAGTAGGGAGATCGCCTCGCGTAAACGTGTGATGAAGGGTCGCATTGTGTTGCGGCACGTAGAACG